TACGCGAAACACGGACCATGGAGTTATGGAAGGGCCACATATCCGGCAAGGGTCGGGGTGTTGGTATCATTCCTATTAATGAAGAAAACAAATGTATATGGGGATGTATTGACGTGGATCAGTATCCCTTGGACCACAAGTTATTAATTACTAAAATACGAAAGCTAAAACTGCCCCTGGTTGTATGTCGCTCTAAATCAGGCGGAGCACATTGTTTCTTATTTGCAACAGATTGGATAGAGGCAAAAGAGATGCAAGAAACCTTGCAGCAAGTCTCCGCAGCACTTGGATATGGTAATAGCGAGATATTTCCAAAGCAGATTAAGCTAAACCTAGACCGTGACGATGTAGGTAACTTTCTAAACTTACCTTACTTTGATGCAGAGAATGGACTGCGGTATGCTATCAAAGACGATGGCACTAGCGCCACGCTTGAAGAGTTTGTGCATCTCTATGAAAAGTATAGGCAAACACCAGAGCAGATTACAAAGCTAAGTATTACCGATGAACAGGAGCAAGTGACCCTGGCTGACGGTCCACCGTGCTTACAGATATTAGCACAAAACAAGATATCTGAGGGCGGACGCAACAATGGCTTGTTTAATCTTGGCGTATACTTACGTAAAGCATACCCGGATACTTGGGACGCTGAGTTACTAACATACAATATGCAGTACCTTGATCCCCCTCTACCACTAGGCGAGGTGAATATTGTTGCCAAGCAGTTAGAGAAAAAGGACTACGCTTACAAATGTAACGACTCACCGATCAATGCACATTGTAATAAAACCCTGTGCCTAACTCGACGACATGGCATAGGAGCAGCGATACAAGGGGCTATGATAGCTAACTTGCGTAAATACAACTCCATACCGCCCGTGTGGTTTCTAGACGTTAATAGTGAACCCTTGGAGTTGGACACAGACGCTTTACAGAGTCAGCCAACATTTCAGAAAGCGTGCATGGAGCAGCTTAACTTTATGCCGCAATCCGTGTCGCGTCCTGTGTGGGAGGCTCGTATATCAGGATTGCTTAGAGAAATGAGAGACAATGATAGCGCCATCATAGAGGTGGCTGAGGATGCAAGCGTCACGGGTCAGTTCTATGATTACTTGGAAGAGTTTTGTCAGCATAAGCAGCAAGCAGAGGATAAAGAGGAGATACTGCTCAAGCGCCCATGGACTGACGAGGAAGAAAACAAGACGTATTTCAGGCTGAAAGATCTTGATGCACATTTAAAACGTAACAAATTCTTTGAGTACAAGACATACAAAATAGCACAACGACTACGCGACAGGGGTGGTGAAAGTGTGCTCTTAAAAATAAAAGGCCGTCCTGTTCGTGTATGGAAGATACCGGCTTTTGAAAATAAAGAGGTAAAGATAGAGGCCCCTGACTTTGGTATAAATGACAAGAAGGAGGTATTTTAATGTTAAAAGCAGATGGCTTTGATAAGGCATTCCTGGGGGTAGCATCCCGATTTGGTATGGACGAAGTGTTTGCCTACGATTATGATATGGTGTTGAAGATACTACAAGAACGTGATGGTATATGCCATGACGATGCTGTTGAACACTTTCACGTTAATATCATAGGCGCCTGGGTAGGTAAAAAAACACCTCTTTTTGTAAAACGATATGGCACTATAAAGGACGCAGAAGATGACCTCGGAATATAATGAACGCAACACTCGCATATATGAGCTGAGAAAAAACAAATTGATGACTCTAACCGCTATTGGAAAGATGTATGGTCTTACTCGTGAGCGTATTCGTGTGATAGTAAATAAAGTAGAAGAGACAAATGCAGGCAAAGATATTCAGGATATACGGCCCACCGGGGACCGGGAAGACAACAACGCTACTGAATAAAGTGGACGAGGCGTTAAGCCAAGGCATTCTACCGTCTAAGATAGGATACTTTGCGTTTACGCGACAGGCAGCGCATGAAGCTATAGAGCGAGCGTGTGAACGGTTTGGTCTGGAAGAGAGTCAGTTACCCTGGTTCCGCACGTTACATAGTTTTGCCTTACGGTTGTCCGGCATACGCAGCGAGCAAGTGATGCAAAAAGAACACTATAAAGAATTATCAAGCGTTATAGGTGTAGACATTGGCGTCGATAAAACTAACGAAGACAACATGATGGAGTCTAACGCAAGCAACGATCCCTATCTATCCATCATAAACTTAGCTAGACTGCGAAAGGTTCCCTTACGTAAACAGTATAATAACACAGATACAGACATAGACTGGGTTACTCTCTCATATGTGGCTGACGCTTTGGTAAACTATAAGAAGCGTATGAATCTCTATGACTTTACCGATATGCTAGAGATCTTTGTTAACTATAGCTCTACGTTTTGCCCGGACCTTAGCGTTAGTTTCATTGACGAGGCACAGGATTTATCACCGCTGCAATGGGATGTAGCTCACATTATAGAGCAACATTCTGAAAAAATATATTGTGCCGGGGACGATGACCAGGCCATATACAAATGGGCCGGGGCGGATGTAGCGCATCTCATGGGACTCAATGGGGGATACGAGGTCCTAGAACAATCCTACCGTGTTCCGAAAAACGTGCACGACATAGCCTCACGCATAGCCCGACGTATAAATAAGCGTGTGCCAAAAACATATCTACCCCGACAAGAACAGGGCGCCGTTAAACGTGTGGCCGATCTTACGGATCTTGATCTGTCTGAGGGCGCCTGGCTAATACTTGCTCAAGCTAACTATCTCTTATATGATTGTGTGGATAACCTACGCAGCCGGGGCCATTTGTTTGCGTACAACGGCACGCGGTCCATATCACAAAAGATAAGCGAGGCCGTCAATGGATGGGAGCAAATGCGTAAAGGTAAACACATAACAGCACATACCGCCCGAATCGTTTACAGCTATATGTCTGTAGGCAACAGAGTTAAGCGCGGCTTCAAGAAACTACCACATATATTAGAAGAAGATATGGTGGGTCTTGATGAGCTACAGCAGAGCCATGGTTTGCTTGCCACAAAAGATATGGTATGGCACGAGGCCATGGATAAAATACCCGATGGTGAACGGGCATATATCACCGCTCTTCTACGACGCGGAGAGAAGTTCAACGGCACGCCTCGTATACATCTGTCCACGATCCACGGATCAAAGGGAGGAGAGGCCGACAATGTCGTATTGTTTACGGATGTATCACCCGCTGCATCCAAAGCCGCCGAAGACGATCCGGATGAGCTGCATCGTGTATTCTATGTGGGTGTAACAAGAACAAGGCAGAATCTATATTTGATTGAGCCGCAAGACGCATTGAGGAGCTACAATATATGAACAGGAAAGAAATACTCGATAAGGCTGAGAAGATGATCAACGGCCCACGAGCCAAGGACTACGGCGATGCCCATGAAAACCATGAGCGCATAGCCAAAATGTGGTCGGTGCTACTGGAAAGAGACGTGACCGTCGCGCAAGTATACCAATGTATGATAGCCGTCAAGCTATCACGCCTAATAGAAACACCGGGACATGAAGATTCCTGGCTCGATATCTGTGGTTACAGCGCCCTTGGGGGTGAAAAATAATGGCCTTACAGTTAGCGTTTGACACGCCAAAGTCAGAATGGTTGCCGCCGAGCGAGCTACCCGACATTTTTGATGCTAGACAAATAGCCATAGATGTAGAGACATATGACCCAAATCTAAAGAAAAGCGGACCAGGGTGGCCAACAGGCGATGGCTACGTTGTCGGCTATGCCATAGCGGTCGATAGTTGGTCCGGCTATCTACCCATACGCCACGAACATGGCGGTAACTTGGATGAACGAATCGTAAACAATTGGCTAAAGAAAGTATTTGAGAGTCCGGCGGATAAGATCATGCACAACGCTCAGTATGACGCCGGATGGATACGACGCATGGGATTCACGATCAATGGACGTATTATCGATACTATGCTCATCGCTGCGCTGCTCGATGAAAACCGATTTAGCTACAGTCTCAACGCTCTGGCCTATGATTATCTAGGTAAAGTAAAGTCAGAGAAAGGACTTGTCGAGGCCGCAACAGGATTCGGACTCGATCCAAAAGCGGATATGTGGAAGATTCCGGCCATGTATGTAGGTCCTTACGCAGAAGGAGACGCCGATCTTACGCTGAATCTATGGAACTATTTTTCTGCCACGCTATCTAAAGAAGACTTGTGGCCCATAGCAAACCTCGAGCTAGACTTACTGCCGTGCCTCATTGATATGACATGGCGCGGAGTCCGGGTAGATCAGGACAAGGTTGAGCGCACACGAAACTCGCTTCTCAAGCGCGAGAAAGAACTAAGGCAGCAGATGAAAAAATTGGTAGGCTACGACATAGAAATATGGGCGGCTGCCTCCATAGCAAAAGCATTTGACAAACTGACCATAGAATATCCACGCACAGATAAGGGCTCACCATCCTTTACAAAGCAGTTTCTTACGGACCATCAGCATGAACTGCCCCAACTAATCGTGCAAACACGTAACATAAACAAGACGTCCGGCACGTTTATCAATACCATTATGAAACATTGCCACTCCGATGGTCGTATACATAGTCATATAAACCAGATTCGATCCGACGACGGCGGCACCGTATCCGGTCGCATATCTATGAACAATCCAAACCTACAGCAGATTCCGGCCCGTGACCCTGAACTAGGTCCCATGATTCGTAGCCTGTTTCTGCCAGAAGAAGGAGAGCAATGGGCGGCTATCGATTACTCGCAGCAAGAACCACGGATCTTGGTCCACTATGCCTACATATATGGTAAAAGCCGAGGCGTACCGCTCAAAGGTGTAGAAGAATTTATTCACGGCTATCGGCACGATGCGGCTATGGACTTCCATACCATGGTAGCAGACATGGCAAAGATTCCACGAAAACAGGCCAAAACTATAAACTTGGGGCTCATATACGGCATGGGTGTACGAAAAATGTCCGAACAGCTCGATATTTCGCTCGATGAGGCCAAAGATCTCGTAGCGCAGTACAATGACCGCGTGCCTTTTGTCCGTGGGTTGATGACTGGCGTGCAGAATAGACTCAATGAACAAGGCGGCACAGGATCTATACGCTCGCTGCTTGGACGTAAGTGCCGCTTCGATCTGTGGGAGCCCGATACTTTTGAGATGAACAAGGCCCTACCCTACAAAGAGGCCGTACAGGAGTATGGACCCACCACAAAATTAAAACGAGCCTACAGTTACAAAGCTCTTAATCGTCTAATCCAGGCATCCGCTGCCGATATGACTAAGAAAGCCATGGTAGATATATATAAAACAGGACGCTTGCCGCTCATACAGATACACGATGAGATAGCTATGTCCGTAAAAGACGCAACAGATGCAAAAAATGTTGCTGAAATCATGGAAAATGCTGTACACTTAGAGATACCGAGCAAATGCGACGTTGAAATTGGCCCCGATTGGGGAACTGCTCAATAAAACCTGTCTGCTAACGGCATTTGTTCGGTTCTTTCCTCCCACCTGGCCCCGCCTCGCGGGGCTTTTTTTCTTGATTTCTTAGATATTATCTTATATAGTCCTGTAAGATACTATATAAGGACACTCTATGGACACAGAAAAATGGAAATCTATCGTTACGCCGCAAGATATATACCGTAAAATAAAGCAAGACGGTAAAGACAGGGGCCGAACCATTGCTAGTCAGCTACGCATGATGGTCCTCTTATACGATAAAGTCCAAAAAGATCTTGATCCAAAACCGCTAGACC